AATATCTGGTTGGCCATATATCTAATTAGTATAGCGACTTTTGTCTGAAGATATTTATGTGATTTTTCTTGAAATAGATGTAAAATACATCATCTGAACCCATACCTATCCATCCCAAATACCCACAGAAATAAATAAAAGCCTTTACCAACTCGGCCTGATACTTTAACTCCTGAGTCATTACCTGGGATTGCTTCCAGGGTTTATTCTTCAGGAAGTTACGAGCAATGTTCAGATGATGGGTTATCTTCCATAACAGGTATGGGTAGTTTACTGAGTACTCTACATGATTGAAGTATCTACCTCCCTCGAGTAACTTTGTGTTATAGTCCATATGTGTTTCTGAATCCATGTTCTCGTACCACTTGATAAGGTCTGTGGCATTGTTGTGGAAGATAACACCGATATCTCCCTTGTCCATTATCCACATTACCCCGAGATTCATGGCTGTACGCAGGATATCATCGTGGTTCTTGTTTAGAGAATCTACCACTGATTGAGTACAATGGTTGTCCTTTACCCACTTCTCCATATATGTCATTATATCCTCTGGTTGGATATTGGCATATATAAGCAGTTCTATAAAGAAGTGTATTGCATCGGCGTTCTCTTCGTTAGCATTCTGCAGATTATTGAGTATCTCTGTATACTCTATGCAATCTCCTTGGGTTTGTACCAATTTTGAATGGTTGGCCTCGAATAAGTCCATTACATTTTCGAAGGACTCATAGCCTTCTGATAACTCCTCGGTAACCCTTGCAGTAAAGTCCTTTAACAGGGTTTGAGAAGCCTTTGTATTGATGTCTACCGGATACTGTGGTAACCCCTCTATGCCTATATACCCAGACAAGAGGTTCTTTTGCATTTGATATATCTCTTCGAGATACTTATGGTCGGGAATTATACCCGGTTCTTCCTTTATATCACGTGAATCCAAAGCTGGTATTTTTTAGATTAAACCTTGGTTAATTGTTCTTCGTATAGTTTCTTCGCATACATTAGGAAAGTACTTGTTACGTATTTCTCTAGCACTTATTCCTTTTACATGTAACTCTTTTATCTTTACCCTATCCTCATGTTTTAATTTAGCGTTGGGATTTTTACTACCTCTCAATCCATAGCATGGATTGTTTTTACCTATAAGTCTTGGTAATTTACAATTTACAATAGCTAAATACCTATTCTCTTTATGGGTCCCCCACTTCAAGTTACTTACGATATTATTTAATGGGTTATCGTCCAAGTGCATTACTATAGGTAAGTTATTAGGATTAGGTATATAAGCTTCAGCTACCAATCTATGTATCTTGACATTTTTACTTATACTACCGTTATGTAACTTACATCTCAAATACCTATGATGGTGATAAACTTTTAGTAACTTACCATACCTATATAACTTTCCTTCTTTAGTAATGTGATAACCTGGGAATCCCCTTATATTATCATCCATTGTCTTACTTGTTATCGTGTGCTCCGAATCCTTTGTCTCCTCTTGTACCCCAGTTCTTTGCCTTCTCTTCGTACTCTTCATTGGTAATCTCTACCGGAGTTGAAAGTATAATGGGAACGTGTACGAATTGCATTATTTTCTTACCTTGGTTCAGAGGAATACAAACCTCTTCGGGTGAACCGTTATGAATACCTATGTGCATTTCCCCAGTATAAGGGCTATCCACTATCTCTGCAGTGAACGACAAACCCTCTTTAGTTGCAATCCCAGATTTATTTGCTGCCATTAGCATGGACTCTTTTGGATTGATAAGTACCTTTATACCAGAAGGGATGAGAAGTCTTCCACCGGGCTTAATTACCACATGTACATCATCAGTACCCAACCCATTTAGTTTGAGGTAACCTTTACCTAACATCTTCCGATTGATACCGGAAAAGTCATCCTTACCTTTCTCCCCAACCTTAAGAATATCTTGGTCGGATAACTGAGGAATGTAGAAATCAAGCCCTGCATCCCCCTCATTTGCTCGGTTAGGGGATTTAACCTCTCGAATCTTTGTGAACTCTAATTGTACCATGTTATTTACTGTTGAATTTACGATAAATGTCTCTTGCTTCCTTTCGGGATAACTCGAACTTACTCTGAAGCTTATCGAGTATTTCCTTCTTACCTAATTTCTCCCTTACCAGTTTACGGTAATACTTTTTGCAACCTTCTATATCTACCAAGGGTTCCAAATCCTTGAACTTAGTTTCTGCTTCCAACTCTTTACGAGTCTTACCCATAAGAGCTGTGAACTTAATACAACAGAGTTCGGAATCTCCGCACATCTTACATTCCTTGGTTGAAAGGTCATAGTGTTTACCGAAACAGGGGTCTTGTCCTGAACCAAGTTTGGTGATGTCTATAGGTTCAAGAATATCCCCAGTCTCTAACTCCTTTCTTACTTCCTTAAGTTTGTCTTTCTTTTTCTTCGCCATATATTTGATAGTTTGATATCAAGTGATAGTTAATAGGTATTTCAGTGTCATTGATGTAGAATAGTATATGCACTAACTTTCTGGTTCACCATTATACGTGCGTACGCATTTAAGCTTTAGCTTAAGTTAATACTTACTAAGTAAGTTAAGTATAAGTTTATATAGCTTTAGCTATATAAACCTCTATTAGTATTTAGTATACTAAATACTAATAGAGTTATAAGTGTAGGTATATACGTGCGCATATATGCGTATTACCCTTCCACTCTGATTACCTTTAATTTTTCTTTCTGATAATACATTCGTCTATGGTTGCCATGTCTCTTTAGATAATTACCAGGGAATTGAAGATCGTCAAGATAGGCTTTTTTCTTGTTCATGTGAGTTCGTGCAAGACGTCCCAATATCTGTATGGATTTTTCATTAGAATCCATTGATGCAGTATTCTGCAGATATTTTAATTCAGGGAAGTTTTGACCTCTAGAAATAATCGTGGTAGCTATTAGTATATCGATTTTACCTTCTCTAAAAGCTTGTAGAATTTCATCACGCCCTTTGGTATTATGATGTACATATTGTATGTTGTATTGATTCCCGAGATGTTTAACATAATACCGATAAAGATTTTCACAATGACCTATAAACTTACATACTATCAAAGCTGGTAATCTCTTTCTACCAATGTTATACTTGGTACGATCAAGGGATAGTTTCCAAGCTTTAACATTATCTGATATCACTTCCTTGTATTCTGTTGAGTAATCCACATCTTTAGAGTACTTAAAGGGAGCATATACCAACTTGCAAGTAATAGGGGTAGAATACCCTTTCTCTATCATATCACTTAATTTTATCTGGTTAACCTTATCACCAATAAATGACATGATATTCAGGTTATGTATTAACTTCTTCTTCTGATTACTCATGTAGATGGTACCACTCAAACCTACTCGTATTCTAGAGTTATACAGATGTTGTATTACTGTTTTATATGTTTTATTATCTATCACGTCAGCCTCATCTATAAGTACCATATCTATTTCTGATAAGAATTTTTGGTACCTACTTATATTTGAGGCAAGAGACTGTACCATGCACACATTAAAGTTACCCCAGTCATTGCACTTACTTCCCTGTATGAATGCAACCTTTTCACCGGGTAACAGTTCTGGAATCTCTTTTTTGAACTGCTTAAATAAGTCTGCACTGTTCAACAACAATACAGTTTTCAATTTCCTCTTGAAAGCCTGGTGTAATCCACAGAACACCAAAGTCTTTCCGAAATTAACTGCCAAATCAGATGCACAGATAAGAAAAGGAGTATCTCCAACTCGGTTATTTAGAATCTTTTCTAGAGCTTCTTTTTGTACTTCCCGTAATTCTTTATCTCCAAGTATTGTTGGAATTACTGGTTTAACTCCTAACTGGGGTCTATTATCTATGATTTTAACCTCCTGTCCCGTTTTAAGGCATTCATTGTAAACCCTATTTAGAAGACCTATTTTGAATTGCCCATAATCAGAGATATATTTTACGTAACCATCCCAGTTCTTTGCCCTGCTATACATCATTATATGCCAAGCGTCCGGATGCTTAATCCGGAACATTTCATACAACTTGTTTGTGAACTTAGCTGGGCCAGATAATTCACAAACATTGCAGTTCTTTATGGTTATAGTTATCATACCTTATTTCTTGAAAGCATCCCAATCTACATGTTCTGATTTAGGCCGAGATACTATATTAAATCTTGCCATGTAATTAATAACTCTTTGTCTAGCCTTGTCATTCGATAAATCTTCTATCTTAGGTATTCCATTACAGAATTCTAAAGCATAGAACTGAGCTTGAACAAAGGTTTCATAGTCAACTCCAACTTCATCGGCTAATTTTCTGGCTCTTACAAACCATACATACTCTTGAGGGTTTTTATCGTAAGTATTATCAATCCCTATTCTGTCAAGAATCTCTTTAGTATAATATTCATATACTTCTCGGGTATACTGGGGAGCTGAATCTTCTTTTACTTCTCTATCTGCTTCGTATACATCCATAATCCAATTCACCCTCTGATGTAACCAGTTAGCACAGAAGTTATAGTTAACCCTCTTTGCTTGAGACATGAGCTTAATACCAGTTGTTACAAACTCTATATATCCTTGACGAGGTTCAAACCCAAACTTTTGACAGAACTCGTTTACAACAGGTACTAATTCTTTTACTGATGCCCATTGTAAATCTGTTTGCTTTATTTTAGTTACTCCGATGTGTTTGAGTTGGACTCTAGTAGAATATATGATATCTGCTAATAAGTTTGCATCTCCTATACTTCCTGAAGCTCTACGAACAGCTTGAGTTTGTACCCTTTTATCCTCTCCCACCACTGAACGGTGGTCTAAAGAATATTGTCTAGCTTTAGTGAAAAACTTATCAACAAATTCTTCTGATATCATACCTCCCATCTCATTCCAGAGTTTATAGAATAGAGTTTTGGAGATATGTATGGAAGGTTCTCTTTTTGCCATTATAATTTCAATTGTGATTTTATAGATAAAAGTTCTTGATAAGTCTGATATGTCGTCTCTCGTACATATTCTAAAGTCCTTCGCTTACCCAATGAATTGACATCCTCATTATCTGGTAAGAATACCACCTTTACTTTTTTGAAGGGTACCAACTTGAAGGCCAGGTCTAATGCCTTATCTTTAGCATCAGGGTCAATCAATATGATAAACTTCTCAACTGGACTCTTGATGAACTTGTTTACCTGGTATCTGCTGACGGCCTTACCTCCGGTTGCAATTCCATTCTCCCCCAAAGTTTCAGCATTGATTGCACCCTCACAAATATAAACGGTTCGGTATATTTCTAGAGCATCCGCATTATATATAATAAAACTCTTTCCCAAACCTGTTACATCTACTTCTGGGTTGTTATATTTGGGACCAGCGCCCATATATAATCGAGCATTGAAATAAGTTAATTGCCCATGCTCTGTAAATGGGATAATGATATATCCAAGATACTTACCTGTGTTACAATATCCCCATCCTTTACGAGCTAACTCTTCTATCTTAAATCCCCGTTTCTTAAGGTAATTCCTGGCAGACCTTGCCAATAGAGAAGTGCCCATAGATATGTTCTTGAATCCCTCTGGGAGGAAGAACTCTTTCTTACCTTTTAACTCAACCTTCTCTTCTTTGAATACATATCCAGAATAATCTCCTGATTCGAGTATAGATAGTACTTCTTGAAAACTATCTGTACTCTCCAAATACATTACCAAACTTATAGGAGAAGGATGTTCACCACACTTAAAACAATTACATCGATTGTTTGAAAGGTTGATACCAAACTTCTTTTCTCCTCCACAGTAGGGACAGTCTGACTTCATCCATGAGTGTCTGTAGTCGAAGGCCTTCAACTTATATCTAAAATATTCATGTAAACGACCTTTAGTATGGTTATTTAGTCTCATATACTATCCTCCTAATAACTGAATGTGCTCTACCATATTTACGGCTTAACTTTTGTAGAGTGGTATTTCCTTTCAAGTATTCGGCTTTTATTTTACGTCTAATCTCTATACTCAAAGGAGTTTTACCTCTGGGTTTGAATCTACCATCTCTTATACATTGTTGAGTATTTTCTTTATGAGTACACCAATATAGATTTTCTACTCTATTGTTAGTTCTATTATTATCCTTATGACCTACACATGGTAAGTTATCGGGATTAGGTATCCAAGTTGTAGCTATAACCCTATTCAATCTATGTGTCTTTTTTCTTAGATGTACCTGTAAATATCCGAATATCTTATGAGGGTTAGTAGATAGCCATCTATGTAATTTAGTGGAATATACTCTACCGTCGAATGAAGCCAAATATTCTGGATAGTTTGGTATAGGCTTTACTTTAACACCTTTTATATTGCTGTTAAGTCTCATATCGTAAACGAAAATACCCGACCATGAATAACATAGCCGGGTAATTATTACTTATTAACTGGTAACTTCTGACATAATTCAGGAACTAGATAATGGATTATATATCCTCTACGAATCTTCGTTAATTCTGCTCTAGCTTCTTCTAACCTTAGGAAAGAATTCTTATAAGGTACCTCATACCTATCCATGTCTTTATACCACATAGTCCTATAGTTGGGAGTAACCTTATTCCAATTTATAGAAGCCTTTTCTGAAGAGATGGGTACCCACTCACGGAAGAATACTCCTAAACTATACCTCTCTTCAATTGGACATACAACTTGATATCTGTTACCGGGTTGCCTTCTTAAACATATCTCTTTGGAAGCTCTCCTACGAAATATCTTCAATAATCTTACATTCATAACTACATGTGTTCAGTAGCTTGGAATACGCCAATATGGATATTATAATGACAGTGAGGGCAAGTGATGCACTCTTCTCCGTTATGTTCTGGACCATAACTTGAATCCAAGAATACCTCCTTCTCATTGAAAGCTACCTTGGAATTACAATTTTTACAAACTGTAGTCCTCTCCTGAATTTTAAGAGGCTCTGTAGTAATAACTCGTGCCATACAATTTTAATTATTTAAGGTTTAACTAAATATCACCTGAGGTTTTACTTCTCTTTTCTGGGTCTGCGTTGGGATTACTTACCCTTTTCTTTTTCTTAAGTAAATCATCTACCTGTTTACCCATGGACTCATCATATTTTGCTCTGGCCTCTTTAGAGAACTCCTTCATACGTTGTCTTTCTGGGTCCATATTAAACATTACTCTACCAGATGGAACTCCATCACGTTGAACTACAACTTCCATTCTCATGATGTTATGTTCTTCTTCGTCCTGAGTAGAATTTAATCCCATGACGCATTTTGCATTCCTTATTATAGAAATAGCGGATGCTATATCATTATCCTCGTATCTGGTTTCTTGATGCTTAGCACCTTCTCGGGTAACATGTTGGGCAGTCCAAATGGCATCTAACCCTAACTCATCGCCCATATTATCCAGGTCAATGTATACATTGTTGATACGTTCTACATCATCCCTATCCCGGGCAATAGAAGCTAACTTTGCAGCATAGTCAATCATGATAACATGGACCTTAATACCCTTCTCTGTTTCTAATTTCCTAACTAGATTAGTGATGGTATTACAATCTGCAATGGTTGCAGGTACACGCTCCACAATAAACTCAACCCCGAGTCGTTTATATTTACGCATGTGCCTTTGCTCCATTTTATCATAATCACCGGTTAACATCTCTCTCTTAGTTTTATTTAGGGTAGACTGAATCATACGGTCCATTAACTGGTTTTTACCATTTTCGGTATCTATGTAAAGAACATTCTTTTTCATAGCCAGATATCCCCGAGCAACATTGATAAGTGCAAAAGTCTTTCTTCGTTTGGGACGGTCAATTAAAACGAAAAGAGAGTTCTTGGGATATCCATCTCCATTACCCAACCTATTCAACTGCCAAAATGGAGTGGGAACTACATCTGGGTCAACCTTTCGCATAAGTTGTCGCATTGCAGTTCCACTAACCATTAACAAAGGTTCGTCCTTCTTTTGTGGTTTTGAACTTTGTAGAATCTTAGTTAGTTTAGCTTGATAGGTTTCGTAAGAATTGTAATCAGAGAAGTCCATACCTTCATTTAAGGCTTTCAATTCAATGTAGGCAATAAACTTGTGTATGTTCTCCAGAACAATATCTACATCTTTTAGAGGTTTATTGTAAAGCTCAGATATTAAACTATGAATATTAGGGATATCATCTTTAGTAACCAAATCAACATAATCCTTACCTTCTAGCAAGGTTTTAACTTGCTCTACCATTAAAACCTCACTTGGTATTCGTTGATATTTCTTTACGAATTTTACCAAGGCCTCTACTACTATTGAGTGTTCAATTAAAGTAAAGTACCCAGGTTTTATCTTTGGAACATATAGAAGAGCTTCCTTCCCTTGTACCAAGAACCTAAGTACTTCTAGTTGAAACTCTATAGAGAACGTAAACTTATCACAGGAGTTTAACCTCTTCTTTACCTTATTTGGTTTCATATATTATATAATATTCATGAGTGTATAATCAATAGTATCTGCTAGATAATATAGTTCTCCAAGCTCATTCTCGAACATACTTGAACACTAACGGTGAAATATTTTGATAAAAATTCATACAAGTTGTTACTTTATTATTTATATTTGCATTGTTAAATATATTTACTACTATGAAAGGCAATAACGGGAGTGAACTACATCGTTTGACAGAATTAAAACCCTATGATGAGGACTTGTTTAATAGGTTATACAAAACCTGCAAACCTTTAATCCGTAGACTGGTAAGAGGGGTTGATTCTAGAAGATTCAATCTTACGCCAGATATAATTAACTCTTTCTTCTGGGATAAGTTCTTGTATGTATTTAATAAATATCAAGACGAATACGATGAAGAAAGGTTGAAAGCAACTCTCTTGTCTTCCCTGCAAACTTATAAAAGTAAGTTGTTAAGAAATGCTTATACTAAACAGGCAGAATTCAATCAAGAGTTAACATCATTCGAGGTATTATTTGACAATAATAAAGAATTACTCGATGACTCGGATGAAACTCGGATTAAGGAGGAACAATCTCAAAGATTCCATCAATACATGAAAGAACACCTTACACCAGATGAATATCTGGTTATGCAAATACAACTTGAACCTCCCAAATGGTTTGAGTCTCGTATCAAAGATTCTCACGGTAAGTTATCTATCCTTCACCTGATAGATTACTTTGAGTTGCCTAGAGATAAGTTTGCAGTTAATATGTTCTCCAGAATGAGAAAGACCATACAGAGGGTTTTAGAACAAGCTGCAGTAGACCTTAAACAATGAAAAAGGCCAGAGTGAGGTTAGCAATAACCTCACCCCGGCCCCACTTAACCAACTCAACTATGGTTCAGTTTACAATATAGGCACATAACCCTCGGCTTGTATACCCGCATATTCTTCCCCAGTTCTATCAGAGATGGGTATAGTAATCATATGGGCTACTTCTACCCATGCTTCCGGACCAGATGCTTTAGTTACTGTACCCACTGATGCCTTAACCCTTGCTACGGAGTTAGTTATCTCTAACCATGAAGTATATTTAGAGAACTCACAATCTTCACTTGAGGATAATTCTGGCTCTATATCTCTGGCCTTAAAAGTAGACGGCATAGCCATCATTACTCGAGTTATACTTTCAGAACTGTTCCTTAACCTCAGTATTTCTGATAGCATCAAGGACATCCTTGAATTCTTAGAAAATAACTTGGATAAATCATAGGTCAAACCCGCATTACTAGTTCCCTTATTGTATAAGTATACTACTACTCTTAGGGTTAAAGTAGATGTACCCATTAAAGCTTTTATATAAGCATAATGGTCAGGAGAGCTAATTGTACTAAATGGTAAATTACCACTATCTGCTACTTCTACTTTTCCTAATCTACTGTGTAACCTTTTCAAATTCATAGCTACTCTCCATCCGATAGCAGCATCAGGATTCCTAAGTTGATAGAACCCAGTAGGTACACATATACTCCCATTACTATAGGCAGAAAATTGAGGGAGTATACAACCCACTAATTTCCAAGTTTCTTTACCACGGGGGGGAGATACAAAACTATATTCCATGGCCCCCTCTGAATTGGGTTTAAAGCTTACAGTGCCTATGTCCCATTTGTCCGTGGGTACCTGTTGGGTTTTACTATCTATATCTATCTCGGGAGATACAAAAATACCCATAGCATCTGATGACTCATACCACTGATAATTAAGGGTTTTGGTTACTGGTCTAGCTGCAACAAAGTTAGAACCATTTATATTTAGCTTAGTAAAAATAAAACCCTCATTATCATCCGAAGAAGCTGAGTCCTTAGATACTACTACTTCTATGCCTTGACCTAGAGAAGAGATTAAGTTATTCACATGACTCATTAAATAATTAACATCTCCGGGAACTGTACTTTCCTCCAGAACTTTTACCCTAGCCTTGAGGTCAAGAATATCCAAAGGATTCATTCCGTATGGCTTTACAGGGAATTGACCATGGATAGGTACCAAACACAAAGTATAATTCAATGAAGACATAATAGACTTATATCTTTGATTGCTTGGGTCACTATTCCATTCAGGTCTCCATCCAACCAAGTATACTCCTATGAGAGAATCTACATTCTTGTTGAAAGGCATCCCTGAATCAGCCAGGAGTTCTAACATCCTTTTATAATCCCAAGAAAGTATCTCATCAAGGCCATACACCTTGTCAAAGGTTAACCACCCACATGTGAAGTTAGTTACACTGGGGGGATTTTCACTTCCATCGGGACGATAAGTATGAGTTGCTTTTACAGCAAATGCCACCAGCTTCTGAGGGTTACTCAGACTTGGCCATCCCCCCGAAGGTTGTACTCCGTTGAAAGTAAGTACATCTGGAGCTATGTGACATAATCCATCAGGAGTGGTGTAGGCATTGAATACCTGGCCTGCAGTATTATCCTTATTTGAAAGAAATACCCTACGAGCTCTTCCCAGGATATTAGCCACTCCCGAAGGTAATGTACTCGGCTTCTTGAATACACTGGTTATGGTTACATCTTGTTGGGTAGTATCTACCCAGTCGAAGCCGCAAATAGGACCGGTACCAGCCGTTATGGCAAGAGGTTCCATAATCTCTTTAGATTCTATCAAATCTCCGTAGACTTGATAGAACCTTGGTTGTACTATCCCATTCACGACTTCTGTTACATTATTCTGTGCCATAATTAAATTTTTAACTTATCGAGATTCTCGTCGATGAATATTAAGGCCTTGGTTAAAGACTCTACCAGTTCCCGGTTCACTGAGTCATCCTCGAGTAAAGCCACATCGTCTGGATTATCCTGAAATAACCACTCGAGAAGTACTCCCCAGTAATTATTACCCATCAGTACAGTGAAGTTAGCTTCCTTATCTGGGTCACTATCCGAGAAATCGGTTCGGTGTTTATATCCGTCGGTAGTAGGGAAGTCCTTCTGAAGTTGTTCGAATATTACCGTGGCAAATAAATCTGAACGAGTTTGTCCCTTGGTGGTATATATTTCAAATCCTCTGGCAGTACACCATTCATTTCCCATGCCTGCGGCATTGTTATGAAGTGAGAGCAGAAATTTAGTTCCCCCTCGGGGAGTATCTAAATTATTTGCAATCTCTTTTCTTCTAGACAACCCGATTTCGGTGTCTTTGGTATTGGTGAATGCTACTTCAAAACCCTCATGTTTGAGACTTTCAGCTAACATTTTACCTACTTTCCTACTCCATAAATATTCTTTATGTCTACCATCTGGAGATTGTTTCCCTGCCACATCTGACCCATGAGCAAAATCGATTATGGGCAATAACCTTCGTGCCATAGCTATAGTTTTTTAAGATACATTAACTTTAATCCATTTAGATACATACCCACTGATTGGTCCATGTTAGAAATTGTAAATTGGTCCTTTGGTATATATATCTGTTCTATTACCATGTCTTTTATTGCCTCATTATCTTGAGGCTCAAAGATATTTGCCAGAGATTTACCATTACAAGTGAAGTTTGACAACAGTCCACATAACTCAGAATACTCATTGTTTACCAAACTATCTACCTTCTTTACAACTGATTCTTTGTTGTCTATGTGATTCTCAAATCGTATGCGCAGTATAGCATATTTCAGGATATGACCTAAGCTATTAAATTCTCTGCGTATCAATATTTGAGCTTCAGTTATACCTATGGTAGAGTCAGCGGCTCCCTCGAAGAATTCTTTTACTTGTTGGGAAGATTCAGAGACTACCGATACCTTTTTATTTAAGTTCCAGATGGTATATATAAACATTACTACCATTACAAGAACTAATACCATGAAGATACCGAAGATTACCTTTAGAGCCCCATAATTAGAAGCTGCTTCTGCCAGCTCAATCGAGGATTTGGTTAAGGATTGAACGGCATGGTTAAGTTTTTGATCTTCCTGAGCAAAAGAAGATAATAAAGCTATTAGAGGCGCATTAAACATATACAATGTAAATTAAGGCAGTGGTTTGTTCAAATACAACAGAACTGTCTCCTGGTTCAAAATATTTTACATTTACGGGTAGGTACTTGTTGACAATATTTACCAGAGTCTCTCTTACCTTATCACTATAGTCGGATGGATGTTCTGATTGTATTTGTTCCCTTTCAGCCTTTATCTCTTCTTCGGTTGCATCGGGATTCATTAGTTTCCATTCTTCTAACAGTTGTTCTTGAATCTTCTGGTCTTTCCTTACCATGAAGTCCCATTGACCCTTTGGTATACCAATAGTAAGAATCATTGGGACACATTCCCAACAATCAGTCTCGGTGTCGTAAGTAGCAGAAGGAGTATCGAAGTGTAAGATAGTATCATAGTTTACAGAACCATCTCCGATGGCTTGAACTACTGAATCTTTTGTACTCTCATCTACCTCGGTAAGAGTAAAGGTTACTCCATAAAAACGACCCAATATTTCATAAAACCGTTTTGTTCCTCGTATCTTATACAAGGATATGGCGTATCTTAGAACTAACCGGAAATCAGCCGTAGGAAAACCCCTGTCTTCTTTTATCCAATTCTCTAGATTCTCCTCTGTATAGGGTTCACCCTTAGTTAGTACACCATAAGCATAGGGGATGAACCCAAAGTATTCCCATAGATAATTCAGGAATATTGGATTAGCTTTATCTACATCCAGACATTCCATGAAGTTATCTATATCGGGCATTACCTCAGTATCGAAATAACCAGAACATACATCTATGAACCTTTCGAATATACCCTTACCTTCTGAATCCTGATAGGTATCGTTGGCTTTGTAGTAATGGTCGAAAAGATTACTGAAGATGTAATCTCTGAAGAAGGTCTTCGCAAGATTAAACCACTTCATTGATTTTAAGTGTTATATTATCCGAACTGATAGTAGGGATATTGTAGTTGTGAGGAATTAGATCTACCAGTTTACCATCGCTTCCCATCGGTTGAGTGGTTAATTGATATACTGTTCCGTTTTCATAGTTTGCATTTTCGACGGGTAAGTTAATAGTAAGGCTAAACTTAGACTTGGTCAGAGTTACCTCAAGAGGTTTACCATACTGACCCGAATATAAGGCACTACCAGATAACTCCTTATTAGCATATACCTTATAGAAAGCATTGCCATCTTCTATCACAGTCTGTATATAACAATTCTCGAAATCGGATTCTGGGTTAGAAGTGATAAAAGATATCATCTTGAAGTAGGTAATATTCAGTGCTGGTACTGATACTATCTCTTCGGTATTCTGGGAATTGATGTTTATTGCTATTGGATAAGGCAGTAAATATAACTCCGTTATAGTAAGAAAGTCAACCATTGGCTGATTATCCATGAGAGCATACAAGTCTGACTGTCTTACTGGCTTATTTATGTCTGAGTTCTGATAGTTATAAGCATCCAACAAGGCCTTCTTTACCTGATTGCTTATATCTATGGATTTGAAAGACTTCCTACCGGTAATTTCGGCCGATAAATAAATCTTAGCGGCATGTGTAGAGTATACACTTACTCGAGTAGTTAACACCTTAGATGATTCCATCCTTTGCTTTACATTGTTGATAAGCTCAGTGCTTGCCTCTGAACCACCGTCTGGAGTAATATATACCTCAACATACTTTCCGCAGATGTAGTTACAGTAAGCTTTATCTACCCCGTCTATCAACATAGCTATGGCTTCATAATCTTCTTTAGTGATAGCTACTCCGAGAGTTCTGATACTCAACGGTATGTGTTCTTTAAGTGTATCGAAGTCTTCATAGTCTGAGCCTCCAGTAGCAGCTATGGTATTAGTAAGAGTAAGACCAGAAGTCACATCCGTCATTACCTCAGGAACTTTGTCAAACTGGTTTGCAGGTATGTTACCATTTGTACCATAAGTCAGATAGTACTGACCCTTAATGAGTGAGCCTATGGTTGGTTTCCTACCAAATTGACCATCTCCAAATACCAAGTAGGGAGTAAGAGTAGTATCAAGTTCTACCTTGTATACTTTATCACCAGGACCCGAGTAAGCAAAGGTATCCACTAAAGTCCAAGCTTCTCCATCAATGGTAAGCACCATAGAACCCTCTACATACTTCTTATCAGTAGGTAAGTCTCCCAAGGTTATGATGATATCATGAGAAGTATAAGTACCCAGTTCTACTTCTTCTACTACCTCCTTCTGAGCTACTGGTACTTTATATGTGTAAGTACCCTTTTCAATAGTTACATTGCGAGTGGTTATCCACTGTTTCCCATCCTTTGAATTGAATACGGTATTCTGGGGTACTTGTATATCTACTGGGAAAGGACTCCCATCTTGCATGTATACTGTCAAGTCTACTGAAGATGGGATAGCTGACTTTATATGGTAATCCACTAACTTAGCATGTTTGTATAGGGATGAATACCTTCGACAAGTTGGGAGGAAAGCTTCCCTTGCCATACCGTCGATGTAGTAATGTATTACCTCGGCAATACCTGCAAATATTGAGAGTGTAAGGATGAAGATATTACCTTCACTCATATCCGTTATCTCTGGAACCCTTTCATTCAGAGATTGAATCAGTTTGGCTTTTATGTCATTATATGACCTCTGAAAAGGGGTGAGCCAAGGGTTGCTAGTAGACATTTGTTGTAGAGTTATTTAAGTTATACTGAAAGTTTAACTCTTCTACCCTTTGAGAGTTCTGTACCTTGAAATATATCAAGAGTCTTATAGATTCCTTGGTGGGTTTCAGAGCGAATACCTTTAATGCAGTTATCCGAGGTTCCCAAGCTGCTATGCCATCCTTCACGAAATTTTTAATCATGAGATTGAGAGCACTGGTGTTAGGTTCTTCCAAACATTCCCAAGTTCGAGAACCAAAGTCCTCTTGCCTGAACCTTTGGCCTATCTGATAGGTTAGGATAGCTGTGAGATTCTGCTTTATTAAAGCAACATCCCCTCGGAGTATATACCACCCTATCTTTGGTACTACTCTTCCATCTGGCAGCTGTACTGATTCTGGTTTCCCATCACTCCCGAGGGCTTGTTCAAGCTTTATCGGGAAATAGGCACCACTACCAATAGTGTTGAGTTGATTATAGTTTGCCATTAGTTAGGTTGTTTAATTGTTTCACTTTCAATATCCTCCACCTTGGTCTCTTCCAATTTAGAACCAGCCCAAGATGCAGCAGCAGTCTTCAAAGCACCACCACCGTCCTGAGGTTTAGGTACCCAGTTAGTAAATGTCTGCTTTATTTTATTTAGGTCTTGCTCAATTTTATTTAACCTCCCTACTACCGAATTGGATTCAGGAATACCAACTTCTCCCCCCTGCATTATAATGTTATTCGCATCGACGTTTATGTTACCGTCTAGAGACTTAACAATTATATCTTGTTGGATTATTGCAGTTAATACTCCCGATTCACTTTCATCCAGTATAATCCTATTGCCTTTGGGTGTAATAAACCCAAGTACATGGGGTTTGTCTAAGTCAGGAGGCATCTCTCCGATTGCCCAGCCATGATAAGACCAGAGGGGGTGTCTTGGGTCTCCATTTTCAAATTCTACATATACTATAGAACCTTCACGAGGAGATAACCATTTGAATCCAGAACCAGGACCTCCTTGTTGATGCTTAGGATAGGCCCATACTTCTACACCTCTTAGTATACTCGGGAGATGTACACATACCTTGTTTTGAGAGTCAGGGTCATTAGAAGTTATTACTATACCTCGATAGGTAGAATAGAATCTTCCAATGGCCTCTATACCTCTTTGTTGAATTATTTCGTATAAGGTCATTATTCTCTTGGGCTTATGTTCCTACCTACTTGAAAGTCAATTCTTGAATCTACCTCTACTTTATAATCAGCAGGGTTGTCGGGGTTCTGACGTACCACAATTTGACGACCAGCTCTTTGAGGATTCTCCTTGTCCTCTTCTGTCCAAGTTGAAGCTCGGTATCTAGCCACCTCAGCCTTAATCTTACTTGGTATTTTCCAAGCACCCGTAGTATAAGACTCTTCAGCTATGTCATGAGCTTTTTGGAATACTTCCTGAGTATTGACAGAAGTAGATATTCGATTCAGTATAGAGTTACGTGACTTCTTCTCAAAAGTAACCTCAGTGAAATATCCCCCGGTATCAAAGCTATGTTCAACCTCTTTTGCATACCAGTCACCAGAGTACTTTTTACCGACATTCTTTATCTCAATGATTTGAGAAGACTTCATATCGGGGTTACCAACGAACTTGGCTTTTGCTTTAATTTGACTATTCACCGATTCGATGATGTCATTAGACATGAAGCTTCCCATGGTTGTGAATAAAGGGTCAGCTACTACTCGTACACCTGGTACTTGTATTTCTAATTCCATTTCGGCTAATACCTTAGAACGGTCTGAACCGGGATGGTCATAAGGATAATCTCCGTAAGGTCTCTCCTGAGAAGACCCCTGGATGACCAAGCTTACATCGGTTCTCTTCTTCAAAGCATTGTAACCTTGTCTCCATCGATTTTGCCACTGAGCTGTGCTACTGTTAGGAGCATAATCTATGGGATTCAGCTTTACCAACACCTTTCTCCGAATGACAAAGTTAGATACCTCATCTGGTGGTGGTGGAAGACTTACATCAGTTTTACCTGAACGTATTGCATCTTCGAACCCCTTAAGTCCATCTTGATACTTTTTCCACTCGGCTTCTATCTGAGAATTGTAAGCTTTAACTTCATCCTCAGTTAATGAGGGATTTGAAGCTATCTTCTGTTTAGCATCAGTTACAGAGTTATATACTGGAGGCTTTTTAGAAGAATTGTTTACCTGACGACATGTAGAGGTACTTGGTATTATAGCCCTTTCGAACTTTGCCATACGAGTAACATCTCTTGGCTCCATAAGTATCTCAGGCTTATTCCTTCTAACATAAGCATCCGGCTTACATGGGTCATCGTTGGTAGGTATACATTGAACTACCTCTGTTTCCACAGTTTTAGTATCAGGGTCTATACTTGAAGCTTTACCAGCTTCTATACTTTGTACGTATTTAGTTTGAACCCTGAACTCTAACAGTTCTCCAGTTCCACCAGCATAGGTATATGCAAATACCGTTTTACCTGACTGCTTTCCATTGTGTATCTCTATCTTGTTATCACGAGTGTCTACAAAGTTAGGACCTCCTGGCATAGCCTTAACTATACCCACTAACTGAGAGTATTTGTTTAAGAATGTAGCCGAACCTGCAATTACAGTACCTTCTGCAAATGTGGCCGGTATCATCTTTAACTTATATCTATCAGGGTCCTGAGCAGGTTTAGAAAGGTTCTCTGGAGTCAATTCAAGTATTTTTACTCCTACTAACCCATCATCTATCTCCTCAGAGTTTTGTATTTTTGTATAACAAGGTAAGCAAGGCTTACTTTTCTCTTTGCTCTGTTTTGCCATCACATGGTTGATTATCGGTTATTACCAGAGCTGTACCAGCTTTCTGAGAGTAATCCGTTACAATTAAAGGCATCTTACCCAAGGCTAATTCCTTGAATACCTCCAAGTACTCGGTTTTATTACCCACAAATTTTGAAGGTTCGGCTTCCAAGAACATCTTTGCATCAGCAAATTCTATGGTAAACTTTACTCCCTCTGGTGTAAACTCTATCTGATGACTCTTTATGTTGACCAATCTTACAGGACCGGATTTGAAAGAGCTGTCACTGAATATCCATCCCCACTGTATCTTCAAGGGCATCTTGAATTGTAAAGAGGGATGGTCCACTATTCCTACAAAGTCAGTTACTATAGTAAACTTACCTTTGTCTCCTTTACCTTCTGTGTACTTGTAGTTGAAGTTCTCGACTTCCATACCGATGGGAATGCCATTGAACTCGTCCATAATAGGAGAGCCAGCTCCATCGAATATGGCAAGGTATGGAGTACCATTACCGTTTACGAGAATGGGTTTACTATCCTCCATAATTCGGTATGATTAACTCCATATCCTCATGAACATCTTCGAAAGGATTGAGAATATCATTGGCATCCGCAATTACTCCCCACATTCCAGAATCTCCATAGTATTTGAAGGCGATGTTTTGGATTGTTTCTCCTTCAAGTACCGAATGAATTATATGGTCTGAAGATATTGCAGATATATTTCTTTCCAAAGATACATCCCCGTCTGGGAACTTTATTACATAACTGTCCTCATAGGGACTTGTTCCTGGGATAGTAACCATAAGTATTTAATTTTGTGTGCCTACTCTCTCCGTATCGGAGTTTTCTAGAGAATTTACTTCCCCACCATCATAGATTACTCCAGGCGTATACTGCAACTTACTAGCAGGGATTATTTCTTCCCAAGTTCGATTGTTTTTAGTTACCCTTTTGAAGGTGAGTGTTTGGGTTGCACAATTAGGTAGTAGCTTAAGGTCAAAAGGTTGACTTACAGTACTTGCAATCCTCTGACCAGTCTCTGGGTCATTATCATACCTTTTCCTCATACGAGCTGCATTTTGAAAATGAGTTAATTCATATGGAGCTGAAGCTAGTATGAAAAGGTCGTCTTCAAATAATCCAGAATTACCCCACTGAATTCTTAGGGTAGGGGGTGATGCAGAATAACCGTCAGCTCTTGCCCAGGATTCGAGCAATCTACATTTATTCACCACATCGTCTCTGTGTTCAGCATCTACTGAATACCAAGAGATGTCGAATGTTATTGTATCTTCTCCTCCAGTGTAGAAATAAAAGGGGTTATTACGTCCCATGGATTTAACTGCAGCCCAAGTAGCATTAGGTTCTACTCGTAATCTGTCAGGCCTGTTTTGAATCACTAAACTTACAGCGGGTGATACATTCAGGTTAGCAATAACAATGTCGTTCTTTATCAGTTCAGAAGTCAACTTGTTTGCTACAGTATAATCTATGGACTTAGCCTTCAAAATCTGTTCAGGAGAAACCCCAGCTGTTTCAGCAGCTATACGATTCTGAGTCCAAGGGTCCTGAGCCTGAGCTAAAGAGAACGAACCCTTTCGGGCTACATGCAGATTCTTTGCGTCATAGGCTTTACCCATCTTATTGGGTTCTGCCTTAGCCATTGGAGAAGTAGCCCTGTTTATGAGTATCAGGGCTCTCCATACTTTATTGAGAGGAGATTGGAATATCCTCCCTTGCTCAAGGTCAACTACTTCTTGAGCTACTTTTCCTAAAGGTTTTCCTATGAGCGATGCCATGATTTATTAGTTTACTCCAGCAGCTACATTTATCTCTGAATCTCTTTCACCAAGGTACTCTTCCAGGAACTTCTTACCATCCATATTGATAGTTAAGTGAGTACCTCTATTTTCCCGATTGTTGAGCTTATCAGTATAAACTCCGAGCATCTGTACTAACCACCGTATCTCTTGGATAGTTAACATTTGGAGATTATCCTTTTGTTTATAACCCTCTCGGCTGGCTTTGATAGCAGATGCCAGGTCATTTGTAGCCCTGGTATTTTCATCTTGAGCAGACTTGTTACCTTTAATAGCACTGTATATCATGGGCCCAAATATGGATATACCAGTAATAGCTAACCCAAGTGGACCTCCGAATAACCCGAGTAATCTAGAACCAAATCCCAGTATGCCTCTACCCACAGAAGCCAAAGCTCCTCGGGATGCCGCACCTGCTGCTGCCCCTGCAGCGGTACCCATTAAACCCCGAGTCATCTGACCCGCATTAGTAGTAGTAACCATTGCAGCAGGTACTGGAGTCCATCCAGAAGCTCCTCTACCAGTTTGGGCATAGTATCTACCATTGGCTCCCATTTTTGCTGGAATATTACCATTATAGAAATAACCGGGTAATCCAGCCATACCTGCAATGATAGTCGCACTTGCTCCAATACCAGCTTTCCTTTGAGCTATGATGGCTCTCTCCATGTTTAAATAACCCTGAGCAGACATAGTGGCTTGAGACCAGCCGCCCATCATTAACCTTATCATGGTTTTGAAGGATACTTGAGAGTCACCATTCAGTAATAACCAACGTGCTCTCAGTCCCATCCAAATAGAACCTATCTTTAAACCAACTGCAGCTATAGCAGCAAATCCCGCTATCCATGGACCAAATGGAGTTGCCATTAGGTCACGAAGCTGAGATATGGCCCAACCGAGCATATCCAGAAATCCCATTATAATAGGATTCTTACCCAGGGCTTCACTGAAAGTAGTCATAAGGTTCTCGGCAGCAGATTGGATAATATCAATTTTACCTGCAAGGGTTTCCATTCGTTTCCCTACTACCTCTTCAGCAAATCCCGCAGAATTGTTTTGTATCTTATTTAACAGGTCAAAGTAACCTTCAGTATCACGCATGATTGCAACTGCAGCACGCATACCACGTACACCGAAGATACTCTTGAATACAGCATTCTGGTCTATAGTAGACAATCCTTGAGTAGCTTCTTCTATTTTACCTAAGATTATGGCAAAATCTTGAAGGTCTCCATTGGCATCTACAAAATCCTGTTTACTCAGTCCTAATCTAGCTAAAGCCTTAGCTCCCTTAAAGTTAGGATTGGTTAATGACTGAGTCAGGTAGTCTGCCATATTTCTTATAGAAGTACCTGCCATAGAACCCTGAATACCTGCATTACCCAGAGTACCTATCATGGCAGCTACTTGTGGTAACTGCTGTCTCAGAGTTACCATGGATGCAGCTGAGTATTTTATAGATTCAGCTAAGTCTGCCATGGATACATTTGATGACATAGCCGCCTTAGTAAGCTGGTCTCCAACTACATTAGCTGCATTTTGACCCTCTAATTTGAAGGTCCTCATGATATTGGTCAGTAAGTCAGCTGTGCCTCCTTTACCTCCCAACTCCATGCCCGTGGCATTAGCCATCATGGCTGCACCAGATATCATTTGCTGAATCTGGTTTGCATCATTACCTGCCATTGCCAAGTATTTCATACCTGAAGCTATATCCCTTGACATGAACATGGTCCTTAAACCTAATGTCTGGGCAGTTTCGGATAACCCAGACATTTGATTTTCGGTAGCTCCAGATATAGCTCCCACTGAAGTCATCATGTCTATGAAATCAGCTCCGGTTTCTATAGTAGTGGTTAATGTTGATACTATCGAACTGGCCACACCACTGGCTATATTAGCGTACGACTGAACTGCGGTTAAGTTAGCCTGTACAGCATTCTTAGCATCCCTATGTAAACCTCGGATGACTGAGCTAGCTTCTCTTGCCTGGTTTGAAAACCTATCTTGAAGGACAAGGGCCACACCTATCTCTAGTTGTCCTGCAGAAGGACTACCACTTGTAAAAGCCATATAGTTTCAGATTTATCGAACAAAAGAGAGCTGCCCTACTTTCCTTTGGGCAGCTCTTTTTTAAGTGCATCGTAATATGCTTCGGCAGCTTCTATAAATTTCTTTCTTCGCCGCCAGGGGAGCTTTGCTAGAGTGTTAAAGTCAATATTAATCTTAGCTTTAACAATGTATAAATATACATCCTCTAGTTCTCCCGTGGGTAGAAAAAATTATCTACCGCCATCACTGGTACCATGATCTTCTGTCCCGTTTCTGGGTCTTCTATTTGAGTGGTACCTTGAAATATGGGGTCAAACCCTTTGATAGCAGACCTTATGTCCATCATATCTTTCGGGCTGAACATCCGGAAGTTCTTTACTGGCTCGTAGTTATCACCAACCTTCAGTTTTAGATTACGAGCAACCAACTCCTGATTCTTCGTACGTTCATTTGCGGGGAGATTTAACACATAAGCCTCTCCAGCTGCATTAAGAAGATCGAAGCACATCTCCTTTCCACTTTTGGTAGTGAAGTGTATTTCAGAGCTTTGTTTAGATACCGGGTAGAATGGAATGGCATTTGGTTTTGCTTCCATCTCTTCCATAGTAGGAACTACTCCATAATCGAAAAGGAACTCTTCCCGAAGGTTTATTTCATAATCTACCTCACGAGTCTGACCCTCGGCAGAACCGTCCCAAGTATACCTGAAATCGAGAATCTCTCCTAAAGAGAATACCCGAGAGTTTATCATGATGGCATACCTATCTAGTGAAGGCATTTTCTGCACATCCTCGGGAGTCAGCAATCGGGTTGCGGTCATATCGGTATCAGTTACAATGCCTGCAATGAACTTAGAGATATTCATGAAGGTTTTGGCATCTACCGGGTTGGAAAGGATATCATCATCCTCTCCATTCTGTTCCCTTATAGTTACCTCGTAACCACTGGGGAGTTTGAAGGTAAGTTCCTTACCATAAAGTGTTTTGTATTCCATGTTGTTGAGTTGTTAAGTGTATTCTTCTGAATATAGTCTTGGATACGAAAAAGGGAGAGTTCATTGCTGAGCTCTCCCTTGGTGATTCACTATTACAGCTTCTCGCAGGTGTCTACTGAGAACTCCAAATCCTCCAGAGTGTTGTCCGAACTCATTCGGTCTAAGTCCTGTCCGTTTACCTTGCAAGGCCATACTCCGGTACAAGTCCAGGAATTAAGGATAGATACTCCATCCTCGGCCAGCTCATTGATAAGTACGGTTTCCTTGTACTGACTTGGGGTTAAACCTCCCCCGAGCAGCATATCCTGTACTGACATCAGCCAATCCCATAACCAGGTATCTGAACCAGAAGTTGTCTCCAGCTTAGATGCAGTTAAGTTACCAACTGATACCCTGCCACCGGTCTTTACGTCGTAGTTTACATCCCCGTGTGCAACCTGTTCGATACTTATCTCAGGTACAGTTACCTTCTGAAAGAGGAAAGGGTTGATGGGGTGCTTGACAAATATTATTTGCCATAAGAACTTCTTCCTCGGGTTTTTTACTTTAGCTCCTGCCATAGTATTTATCGTATTTATTTGTTAGTTATTCTGGGCAGAGATGGATACTTCACCGGTGCTCTTGTTTACAGCAATGTCGATGATAACATCCATTTCGATATCCTGCATTGGAACAACCTCCTTATACTTCAGCTGAGCCCGATATTTACCCTGGCGAACGTCGGCCTCATTGTTTATCTGAAGCTCTTCGTAACTCTGGGCATCCTGGTCACCTATCCACTCATAGGAAGTGATGGCATTGCGGGTCTGCAGGTCATCCAGAATTTCTTTTGCTTCGTGATAAATGAGTTTCCACGTATCGAAGGTATTGGGCTCTTCGATGTAGCTCTCTAAAATCGGCCGGAGGTTTTTCTTCAGATAGAGATTGAGACGAACTATGGAGATGAATTTCTCCGAATCGTCTACTGGGTTCGAAGTGAAACCATGCCAGAGCATAGTGCGCTGACCCTGAGTCCTGGTGTTCTTTATTACGAACAGGTTCATGTACCACTGAGCGAACTCGTTAAGAGTATCCACTTCAGCAGGTCCTCCCAAGTTCTTCATCACCGGACCGAGTGCCGATACGATTACACCCCGGTTCATACCGGAGAACGAATACCAGGGACCGTAGGTAGAAGCGCAGATGGCATCGAGTCCCACTACCGAACCCAGCACATCGCATTTCTGGAGAGAGCCATTCTCGTTGTAATACTTGATACCACCTCCGAAATATGCCACTTCTTTCTTGGCACCAATGGTCTGTACCAGAGTCTTCAGTGCCGAAAGGGTCTCTTCGGGAGTTGCTGGGGTACGAGTGTCAGGAGCATACTTAGGCACTTCCACATACAACATCTGTTCGAAGATGTTGTGTACATCGGCTGCTACTGAGATATATACTTTGGTATAATCAGTTGGCAAGTGCTGATGTATATGAGAGAGTATTACAGAGTATGCCTCATAATAGGCTTTACTTGCCTTATAAGCAGATATCCACTCGTCTGCCGTGGGAGTAGTACCAGCATTTCCCTCGGTACACTCCATATATACGTTAGATTCCGAAATCTCATCGGATTGTACCGTACCCTCGGATATCTTACCAACCGTGATCATCGAGTTCCAATTAGAGAACTGACGAAGAATGGATATGATATCTTCCATTGTCTGAATACCCGTTGCCAGGTTTGCCATAGTACCCTGACCGTCTCCAGCTTTTCCCTGAATAGCTTCGAAAGTAATGTTTGGAGCATTGTCCAGGAAATTCTGCAGAGTATTTACATTTATAGAAGGATTGGTTACTCCCTTGGAAGTGTTTGCAGATACTGCCGATAAGAACAGCATTTCGTTTAGCATGCTGTCGTAAGTCGGAATATTGGTAGTATCATCCCGGCCACCATACTGAATGATGCTTGCACGGAGTGTTGGTTCCGTGGATACATTCAGCTTCAGGTAAAAAGGACGATTGAGATTAACTCCCGTATCATCCAATACCGGAGAACCAGCCTCTCGAGTACGTATGGCCATGTGCATAGAGAGACTGTTCTCAGCCCCACTCGGGTCGGATATAGTAATGGAAATAACCGAAGAACCGTCTGGTACCGATACCGAGGGAACTGCCCGAGAAGAAGCCGATGTTACCGTCATGGGTTTTGCCCAGCCATAAGAAGCCCCTGCCCCAGCTACTCGAGATACCCGAACCTTTGCACCCATTTCCAGGGCTTTCATTATGTTTGATACCGAACCGTCCGGAACTATTTCCGAACCAAAGATACGAGTGAACTGTGATGGAGTTGCAATCAAATCCTTCGGGTCTTCGAATGGACCCTTAGTAGTACGAGCTACTACATTGATTACACCCAGCAGAGGTACACTCGATTGTACATTCAGGTTCTTAAAGTTGAACCTTACTCTTGGAGTTTGTGGCATATTTAATTAGATTAAAGTGTTATTAAGCAGTTTGTCAGTCTTTGTAAGCCAATATTACATTATTTAGTCCATCCTATCTCGCAGTTAGGGTAAACACTATTAACACCACCCATTCTACGGCACCTCCTGCGAGCGTCCATAGAATGTCCTGCATGTCGGCTTTCGGGTCGATCTTGCGCTCCTTGACAACGGCGGCCGTCAAGACGGCGATTATCGACACCAGCAAGGGCAGCCACCGCCACCAGACGCCCAATGGCACGGCCACGATCAACGCCGCGGAGGCGATGACCGCCCCGACTGCGAAGTGTTGGTATTTGTCTTTAGCGATGGCGTTGAGCCATCCGACGAGTTTATTGATAAGTCTTTTCATATATTTGGGGTATTTCGAGAGTTCGACCGACAAGTTACTTATCCGGGAATCGCTCTCTGATCTCGGCCTTCTTGGCAAGATAGGTAATTGATGTTAATATTCAAAGAAGCCACCTCCACTTACCCTCAAGTAAGAACCATGGTCTATGGGAGGTATCGGGGGATCAGGCTCTTTAGGAACCTTCAGAGTGTAATCTGCATTTTCTAGAAGTACAGAAATATCTCTTATAGGTGTAATTACCTCCGGAGGGGTATTACCCTCTAAGAGGCAATCTTGTACTTCAAATTGGTATACCTTTTCCATCAACCCGTTATCCAAGTCCGGCATATTATAAAAGTTAACTATCCGGAGGAATATATTTCCTGTGAATAGAAATTTGGGTTCTTCGTATGGTTTTAGGTAGCCTCTTTGAGGAACTGCCCAGAACATAATCTGATGCAACAGTCTCATGTGTTCTGCAGAATGAGCACACAGTCTTATGTTCATGTATTGTGATAGGGTTTCATAAGGTACTTCAGTTGCAGTGTAACCTATGCCCTCTTCTTTCTCTATTATCTGTCTCGGTAGTCCAATATCTCCAGGATAGAATCCTTCGGAATCAACCACGATACGGGGGGTTTCTTTTATACCTTTTGAGTGATTGTTACCCACTCCGAATATACTGACGTAGAAACCCTTTTCGTCAGTGATCTTTTTCAGGTCTTCTTTAAACCGTTCAGCATTTGCTGCACTGGTTGGGAGATAGTCTTCTGGATTTATAGTGTAGCCCAATTTAATGGTCATATTCAATAATGCCACATATATGGACCTCTCTACGATTTCCTGAGAATTTACCATTTAACTTGATTGGGTCTTACACCGTAATTTTGAAGTTCTTTACGTATTTCCGTTAGGATAAGTTGTTTTAGTTTATTCTTACCACCAACGGCCTTTAGAGAGGGTGCCCATACTGGACGTGGAGGAATCCTACCATCGTTTGAACCGAATTCCAGTATACGGGCTAATTGGTTCAGTGTTAGCTTCTTCTGAGAAGAGCGTCGGGTTCCAATGGGCAATCCTATTAGAACCCTAGATTTATACCTATATAACCCAACCGACCTTGAATACAGGCCGGTCAGGTTATAAATAGGATGTTGTCCCCACCTTTTTATGGTGGCTTGAGATAGAGGTTGCCAAGTTACTCCGCCGCCCATGGGTGGTATACCCAAAGTTAATGACTTCTTTACGATTGCAAGGAGGTTTCGAGAAAATTTATTCACAGCCTTATCATATCCCCTTTGCATACTTGGCCCAAGGTTACTGACTAAAGATTCTACCCTTTGCCATTCACCATTTAATTTTACCTGAAGTACTAGGTCGGATACTTTGGGAAGGGTGATATTTACCTTCCTTGCCATTTGTTAGAAGTATTTATTGTAAAAAGCCTTCAGTTCATTGTAAGCAGTCCTGATAATACCATCTTTGTGATAATGGAACTCGCCCGCATAACCTTCTATTCCCCCGAGTTTATTTGCCCACTTCTCTGTCCAAAAATCGTAGTAGTTATGAGTACGTTTGTGTAATATACAATGTAATCCACTACATAAGCCCACGATTGGTAAGTATAATGGACCAAGAATTCGAGATTGAATACAATGACCAAACTCGTGATCATATACTGGTTCTCTTAATCCTGACTTCTCTGATAGGAAGATATAGTTTCCTAAACTTACTCCTCCATTCATTGTTGGAGCCACATAGAAAGCAGTGCTCCTTTGTTTTAGGATTCTTTTCTCACCCCGCAGGATTATTTTATAACCTAGTCCGGCAAGGTTTTGAGGTAATTGCCAAATATACAAAATGATATGCACCAGAATATGCAATAACTTACCAAACTTAGTTTTATGTTGGTGTTCTTTTAATATACTATACATTACCTATTCATTCTTATTTGATGCCCTTACTTTTAGATAGTGTGCAAAATACCCGGCAATAAAATATACTTAGTAAGAGTGCTATCAACCCATTGTCAAGCCATCTCCAAATGCAAGAGAATATTATTACCGAAGCTATGGCTAATGCGGATGTGTAGGCCCTTCTTTTGCTATCCATTGCTATCCAAGTATAAGGATATGCTTGAGGTACACTTGGAGGGATGGATACCCGTCTACTAATGCGCTCAAACATTGAAAATCAATGATTCCTGGGCGAAGGCGCCGGGCGTTGATGAACCCATTAGAACAGGTTGCGTTATCGAAGAATCCTGCAATCGTTCCCCATAAATGGTTCGCCGGCAAATCATAATACACAACCACATTTCCGCACGGACTAAACCGAGCATCGGAATCGGCCAATTCGAAACAAAGCAATAATGTGGTACCTGCCGATAACGGCACTAATTCGGTAGATGTGTAGGGGATGACATCAGTGCTTCCGTTGAGCTCCACGTCTAACCCCGGTAGCTTTTTTACACCCGAGCTACCAGTCGTTAGCTCGATCCACGCAGAACCCCCCATGTCGTAACTCAGGTGAGCCTTGTAGTAGTCTCCGCGAGGAGTTTGGTCTTCGTCTGCACTACCTACTACGAATACCGCCTCCCAAGATTCTGGGCCTTGGTAACCTACACATTGAACGGTGCCCGCGCAAGGGTAGCCTTCCTTAGAAGGATTATTGGTGGCTGATGTGTCAATGAAGATAGGGAACATTTCACCCAGTTTAGTGAAAGGATATAGGCCCACATCGAAGACGTTTTGATTGGCATTGATCCATATTACTGTTTGTTCTCCGCCTCCTCCACCAAGTTCTGTCCAAGTGGTAGTGCTTCCAATACACGATCCTGAATAAGCTTTTCCGCCAGCACCAGTCTTAAAGGCGAATATCTGGAAATAATCGCCCTCGTTGCTTCCCATGGATATAAAGCCATTGAAGACGCCTGATTCAGGGAACTGGTTTGATGCCGAAGCAGTTACATTCCCCGTATAGAACGGTATGAAATCACCCGGTTTGTAGCTATAAAGCAATGCCGATAATGCGCCTTCAGTAAAGGCAGTAACCTGTACGGCTTGTCCTAAGCGAGTAACTGGAGTATCATTCCAAGCTACAACGTCATCTTCCAGATTTGCACGCCCCGTGTAGAACATGCCACTTGCAGTATCTACCATCATGTAGTACAGCAATCTTTGGTCTCCGGTTATGAAGATAGGACTTGCAATGGCTACACCTACAAATGAAGTGGCTCCATGATTGGAGTTAGGGATGTTGCTTGCATCATTGGCATAAAATAAGAAACTCTCCCCATCCTTAGTTATATTAAGTCCAGGAATTGCAAAGTCGGTAATTTCAACTGTTTTAACACTTGCATCAGGTAACTGTTGCCAGGCAGTAGCATACGCCCCAGCTGATTTATATGTATATATCGTCGGTATACCATTAACTTTATTGCTCGTTGTCATGCCAACATACGAAGCCATCAGACTATTGTGTTTAATGGCATAACCAAACAACTCAACACCGGGACCCATAACTGCATCTTGTGCACTTGTAAATGTGACAATTTCTCCGACCTTAATATCCATTGGGAAACTAACACTTCCTCCGTCACGGAGTTTCCATGTATTAGTTTGAAAACTAGTGACGACAACTTGTTTAACCCCCTTAGCAGGAGCCAAGTTGGCTATATTCTGCAGTGTAGTCCTCTGACTAGCCGATATCTGAATTTTCTCTTCACCTGTTGGAGTTACATCAGTAAACTGAGAACTACCTATCTCATGAAATTCTGCCATGATATCTTAATGTTTTACTTTTATTTTGCATTCTGTTGCCTATACCCAGCTTTAACATCGTCATAAAGAGATACGATATTAGAGAATGTAGCTACAATTAGACTATCAGTCATCTGAACTACTGTAAGATAGGCTTCAGCCTGTTGAGCAGTTGCTACTCTCGTTGTTGTAGTCCTGAATACTAATGTCTTTCTTCTCTCTACTCCTGTTAGATTAGTATCAGAAGTTATTAGGGATTCAGAACTTCCTCCTATTCCGGTATAATCTATATAAAAATTATCACCAGAGCCGTCATCCCAAGGTATAGTAACTTTTGCCATACGTTAGTTATTAAATTTAGGGATATAGAGGGGATATCCCACCCCTCTATACCAAAATCCCTTGGTCCTATGCCTTGGAAGTAACCGTAAAGGTAGTGTTGGTGTCCACCGTAACCTGTACTGCCGAACCATCCTGAGGAACATCGACTGAAGTCGGTGCAACTTCGATGAATGGGTCACCTGCAGTCTGGTTAAGAGTAGTTGTTGCCTTCTGACCACCATTGGCCGTAGCAATAATCTGCTGTGTACGACCTTCAATGGTTTCGTTAGCTGCAGCATTCAGTGTAAGAATGAATACATACTTAGCTTTTGCACCTGGGTCACCACTAATTGCAGTACCTGAAGTGGCACTTGAACCATTAGCTTGGAACTGTATTGCAGCTATATCGGCAGCAATAATATCACCAGTACCTTTGCTAAAGGTTATTTTTGAAGTATTGGACTTACCAGTTAAAGTTACCGTACCGCCTTCTTTATCTACTGCAGGTCTGGTATTATCGAACTGGATAAACTCAGCTGCAGGAAGGTGGTTAGCAACAAACTGTTTCTTCTCAGCTACTCCTGTACCCTCTACTTCAAAGGTAGCACTTTGGGCTACACGATTGCCACGATTGGCAACTTCAGCTTTTACCTGTAAAGTGGTATCACCTGAACCAGATGAAGGATTGACAACAATGCCGTTTTGTTTTACTTCAGCCATTTTTTTTTTATTTATTTATTTGGGTCTTACCTTAAATGTAGTATTGGTCTTTACGGTAGTTTCATCCTCATAAGAATTAATTTCGCTTAGTTGAAGGATATACTTGGTCAATTCTACATACCTATCGATATTCTCCATGTAAGAGAGTATCTTTTTTGTTTCTTCTGGAGTTTCTCTCTTCAGTACTACAAAAAAGAGCAAAGCTTCATCATGTGCTTGAGCTACTTGAGTATCACCTGTGGGAGAATAGACCTTACCATTGATTACGAACTTATCCTGTGCCCAATCAAAGTTCCAATAACCCTCTTTGGTTAAATGCCCATTCTCTTCAAGTGACCTCTTAGTTACATATAACACAATGTTGATACCGTCCAGTTCACCTGAAACAGTCTCTTTTAATGAAGGCCAAGTTCTTATGTAGTTATACTGAATTAATCCGTCCAGAAAATACGGTTCGTAGTTATTGCCAGTATCTTCACCGTAAGACAGAATCTGGTCAAATCTCTTTAACCAGATTAGAGGTTGTTTACCTGCATCCACTTCAACAAAGTCATTTACAATGGCCTTGTATCTGTCCCATACTCCTTTTGTAATTCTTTTCCTCCGTGCCATGCCCTATTTCTTTACAGGGAAGCCTGGGTCTGGGCCATCTAATGGTCCTGGCCTCCGGTGGTTAACTACTTTGGGAACTACTACTTTCTTCACCGTTCGGCAAATAGGTAAGTAGATGGAAAGTCTTTCAGCAAGCATACACAAGTTTTGTTTTAGAATATCTATTATCCCACCTGGTTGCATTGCTTTTATAACATTGGATGAAGTTTTAGATTCAGAGTCTGTATCGTTGAAGAATTCTACCTCAGTTGGACCTGTTTGTATTCGCTTAACCTCACCTGAACCACGGCTTGACTCTGAAGACTCGGATTCAGAGGTAGAGGATGAGTTACTCTCTTTAACTGATTCTGCAGTGGCACCAACCATCAATGAAATCTGCACTACCATATAATCATAGGCTGCCAATTCCATAATTAGCTGGTTTTCTAGAGCTTCATAATACAACTCATTATTAAATTCCTCTATGGGTATCTCATGATTTACTAGCGGCTGAATATACAGCTGCCATTTCTCGATAAACTGTTGCTTCTCTTTAAGCGTAAGTTTACCAAAGATATCCTCGGGTATATAAGTGTCTATCAGCTCGTAGATACTGCCAGGCAACTGGGTATTTACCTCTTCACTAACCCCGATAACCTGAGTCTTGGATAATGCAACTCCTCCGACATTGTTAGTTATGGTCATCTTGACCACATAGTCACCAGAAGCCTCATAAACATGGGAAGCAGTTACCACACCTACATGTGATTCTGTCTTCCCATCTCCAAATACCCAGGTTACTGTAAAGTTGTTAGGTAGTTCATCAGCGAATCCCCTAAACCTTGCATTGAGTCCAACTACGGTAGATAAGAAATCTACCTCTTTCATAGTTTACTCGTCGTCTTCGTCATTAAGCTCATCGAGGATAGCATTTACCAAGTCAAGCTTAGTGTCACCATCCTCTGGCTCAATCTCCAAAGAGATGGCTAAAGCCTTCAGCTCTTCGGTATTGAACTGTTCTTTGATTTTCTCTGGAGCTTCATCAGCTTCTCTGAGTTCATCGAACTTCTTCCGAACTGCTTCCAGATCTACTTCTCTCTTGGGAGCTGGTGAACCTTCTTTCTGATTGGTTACCTTTACTTCCTCGGCTTTAGCCTCGATAAGATATCCGTTTGCCAGTGCAGCTTTAACAACTCGCAGATTAAACTGCTTATCGGTTAATTCCACAACGTCTTTGCGGAGAACCTTAATCTTTGAGGCCTGGTCATAGAAGATACTTGCCTTAGGACTCAGTTTTACATATCGTTTACTTGCCATAGTTAAATTAGTTAAGGGGGCGGCTTAATACCGCCCCCAGGTTTGAGTTGTTGGGTGTTACTCGATGATACCGGTCAGGTACTTGTCGACGTCCATGTAGTCGGGGAATCCGTTGGTAGCGAAATCCTTCGTCGCATCGATGAGGATGGAAGCATCCTGGTACATCTTCGAGAAGCCCGTCGTCAGCGAAGCATAGATAGCCTCGGTCTGATTCGAAACGATACGTTCCGACTCCAGCATCAGCTGTTTTGCAGTCAGCTTTATCATGGCTGCTGCCGGGTCTACGAGCATTACCTCGTCTGCCGGAGTACCACCATGGATGTAGAAGTCTGCCGAGTTGGGAACCGGAGTCTTCAGGTTCAGACGGGCATCTGTAGTACCCGACGAACGCAGTTTGAACTCGGGGAGGTCGAGAAGGTCGAGTGCCTGCTCTTCACCACCGATGATGGTACGGAACTGACGACCGAGGCGTGATGCTCGAATCCATACCCGGAGGAGGTCACGATACTGGATTCCCTTTGAAGTGTCGCCTACGCCGATAACCGGAGCCGATTCAGAACCGTCCAGCTTGTTGCCCTTTACGAGGACATCCATGGCCAGAGCATCCATTGCATAACCCAGCTGAACGCCGAAGTCACGAAGGAAGATTGCCATTACGTCCATCGATACGTAGCTTCGTACCTCGTCGGTAACCTTGAAACCCTTGCCGATTTTGAAGAGGTTGACCGACTTCTGGCCGAAGGATACGGTACCAAGAGGAATGGTCTCGGCCTCGTTCACCCGTGCAGGGTTAGCGTCGGACATGTTGACGAGCGGCATGATTGCGGTCAGCCCGTTGATAGGCTGGTCGGATGCGATGATATTGGGATAGAACGGTGCTTCACGCATACCCAGATAGATTGCCTCACGGACAATCTCCGGAACTAGCCAGCGGAGTTCGGGATTCGGCATGGAGTATATATTCTCCATCGTGTCGACTTTGGGATTGAACCCGACGGCTTTGAAGTAATCCTCCTGGGTAATGCCGTATTTCTCCTGGAGCATATCACCCAGATGAATGTCTACCGGGAGACTCTTGTTGCTTCCCTGTCGGAAGCCGTCCATGTTCTTTACGATTTCGGGAAGCTCCTTTAAGTACTGGTCCCGAGTGAAAGTTTTTTCTGCCATGTTATAAATGTTTTTTTGTTATTTTGCAAGGATTCGTACCAGTTCGCCCTCATCTGCCGTGTTGATGGCCAGGAAAGGAGTCTCGGCATTCGAAGCCGACGGACTGTAGTTAGGATATGTACCACTGTCATCCAGTGTACCGTCTGTCTTAACATAGCCAGTAGTAGCTATGGCGGCTTTTGCGATACCGTGAATAACGGTGTAACCCTGGACCATGACCGTTACCTCTACGCCAGCTGCCGAAGGTGGATATGCTGGGTACTTACTGTAACCGATAGCGATACCGATGTATATTTCTCCTTCTGCTCCGGTATAAGGAGAAATGGTACCGTCGTTATTCAGTTTTACTGGCTGGCCCTGAACGATAGTATCACCGCTCTTTACCGGGAATGCCTGATGAAGCTTATGCGATTCACTTTTGTAAATCACAGCCTGCGGGGTTCGTGAACCCACTTTGTGTAAGTCTGCCATAATTTAATTTGAAATTTGAGTTACTTTCTTTGTTATTTCTTTTCTCCTCTGAGTTTCCGGTCTGCCAAAGCCTGGGCAACTGCCTGAGTAGATTTCTCTGAATTCTTCGTTTCGTCTCCTTCCTCAGGATTGATAGACGATGCCCGGCCCACGTCCTGAGAACCGCAATGGTTGCAGTGCATCGGGAATTTATCCTCCAGCTGTGCGTCATAAGTCTTACGCAGAGCAGTAAGGGTTTCCATGGTAGTTCCTTCGTTCTCCAGGAGTGCCAGGATATTCTGGTCTACGTTTTCCTCGCCGGAAACTTTCTTGTAGGCAGCCACCGTCTCCTCACGGAAGAATTTGATATGACCGTCCCAGTTTTTCTTTGCTTCTTTATAAGACTCCAGGTCTTTTTCGAGATTTGCCTTCTCTTCCTTGAGAGTCTGAATCTCGGTGTCCTTTGAAGCCACTGACTCGGTGAGGCTTTGATTCTGCTGTACCAGGTTTTTGATCTGGGTGATAGCCAGCTCTGTCGAAACTTCCTGACCTTCAGAAAGGGTCAAAAGATTTTCACCAAAGAGGCTCGCCAGCACTTGCTGCAATTCTTTGTCCATGTTTGTTTTATTTGTTTGATTATTGTGGTTACCCTTTCCGGCACCCTTTTCATTATTAGATTGGGTGGTATTGTACTTTATATCTTTTTCAGAAAGAACCTTGAAGTCGAACATAGATACCCTCTTTGCTGGGTCATTTGCTTCAGCAGCTTTTTCTTCAGAAAAAGAATAATACTGACTTCCTGCATAAGCAGGGCTGTTTAACTTACCGCTTTTGATTAGCTGAGCAAATGGGTCTGCCCCATGCCATACTAGAGATGTCTCTTTGTAAGATATGATCTTAGTAACAACCCTACGAATAAGTTCTCCATTCTCAGTATATGTACCTAGTTTGGAATAGAATTCACAGATGTCCTCAAAAGCATGAGAGGGTTCCCATGCAAACTCTACCGTTACCGAATTAGAGTGTATAGATGGTGGGTCCATTTGAATACCCCGAGCTATACGGGGATTAGAAAGACCGTCTATCTTTAGAATACCGTTGATACCGGCAGGGATAATTATCCCAATCTTTTCATCCTTGTAAGCCTCTTGCCATTCTACTGACTTAACTGCCCCGATAGCATTAGCTACATCAGTCTCATGGTCAAGATTAACTGATTGACCTACCAGTAAAGGCATTGATTCCTTCAGTACTGCTTCTGGAAACTCAGTAGGATTATACTTCCTTGCCACTATTGCGGCAGAAAGCATTCGGAACATTGGCTCGATAAAGTCACTGTCCTTTGGCTTTAACATTTCTGGAGTTACTTCTGGCATGAACTGGTTGACATTCAAAGTGCCACCCCACATACCAAATCTTTCCAGTGACTTCTTAGGGTCTTCACTGAAGTTGCCAGTGCCCTTGTAGAAGTTTTCAGAGAGAGAGTGAGCATCTATAACTACTTCTGGTACATCAGATACCATCAAGCTATGAGCTGCACTTAATACCATTACATCGGTATTCTGTTGAGTCTTTGGCATAATTTATCTCGGTTTACTGTCTTGATCTTTCCTTTTAGGATTGGGATTTACTTTATCTCGAGTTCTACGGTCTGACTTATCTTTATCGTCTTCTCGTTTCTTCTTTTTCTGACCTGTATCTGAATCACCCGTCCCATCTGAATCATCAGATTCTACAGGAGTTCTTGGTCCAGGTTGGTCAGGCGTTTCATAACCCATATCCCGTGCAAACTGGTCCTGACTTATAATACCCTGATTGTATAAGGTTACATTTACACGAGCCCGATATTCACGAGCCTGTTGTAACTTAATATCGTCTGAAACAGTTGAAGTTCCAAACTTGATAGTGATTCCTTTATTGTTAAACCCCGCCAGGCGCAGTTCTAGAGAATAAAAGAACTCCAGTACAAAGATTACCAATGTTTGGATATTCTTTAACTGGGATATCATCTTAGACAACTGTATACCAGCTCCTCCCTCGGTACCGCTTTGAGATGCAGATACTCCGATGATAGAACCATTTACCCCTAGACCATTTGCTACGGATTGCTGATTCATATTCCATGGGAGGTTTATATTCTGCATAGAAGCTGAAGTAGACCTTAATTCGAATTCATGATCATCAATGTAACCCACCACTACTCCATCAGACATACCTCCAACTATGTTGGTCTTCATCTTCCTAAGAGTACTTTCCAAACGTGCTGCATAAGCTTTTTCACTTTCTCCAGCAGTACGGGGAGGTTTAGCCATCTTGGCTTCTAAGAAACCAACCATTCCCATTACCTCCATGATATGTTTGAAATTCTTCCTCATGGTATGTTGACCAGCAATAGAATCCAAAGCCGACATGAATGGAGGCACTCCGTATGGTTCATCAGTATCATTATACATACCTACATAACAATAGGTCTCTGTATTCAATCGTATGAACGAATCTTTGAGACCATCTACCAAACGGGGATTCCTTTGATATGGGTGATATACTCCGTTGTTCTCTCTCTTAAACCTTATAGTTTCTGGTTTTATGAATAGTATTGTTTCCAGCCCTGTTAATTTATTGTTTGGTACTCCTTCTACTGATATAGCACCACCAACAAGAAGCTGAACTATGAATTTGTTTACTAACCCATCAATACCAGCAGTATACTTAGACCATTTTTTTGATACATCCCTTAGGTGCTCCCTCATCTTGGTAGACTCTTCAGGAGTGTTGTTTGGGAAGTCGATAGTATGACCTGTATTCGACAGCTTGAACATGTCCTGCAATGCAATGCTTACGTCCGGGTTTATCTTGTACAGGTCCCGAATGATAGGTATTAGTTCTGTTCTGAACGTTGGGGTAACTAAGTTCGTCATACCATTAAGAGTGGTAATGAGTTCAGAGTTCCCCACACCATCATCTGGTTGAGAAACTCTGCCCGGACTTATTGAACCCTTTCCCTCATCTTTGTTCTGAGATTCCACAGGCTTAGACCTAGTGAACCAACTGATAGGATTAAGTTTCATGTTATATTGGATTGTTTATGCTTACTGAGGAATTACTACAGTACCAGATGGACTGTGAGATCTAATATGATTAGTGATAGCTTTACCGAATATCGCATCATCAGAATATGTTTCACCTTCCAAATCCAGGTCCATAGAGGAGTTATTCATTCTATGCTTACCACGAGCAATAGGTCTTCCAGCACCGTCATAAATAAAGGTGTATGCTTCTTGTACAAAGAATGGGTCTTTTATAATTACGTTCTCTTCCCTGATATCCTTCTCTAAGTTCTCGATTATTACAGAACGGTTCTTGGTTGTGGTCAACCATCCCGGGAACTTATCTTCTTCTGGTCTATTCTTCCTCTTCTTACGTAAGAGCTTAGTATAGAAGTATAGATTAGGATATCCCTCATCTTGAAGTATGGTAGTTACCGTCATACCAACATCATTGGTCTCGGGAGCTAACTTAGCAAAATTGAACTTCTCTCCAACATCACCAAGGAGTCGGGCATACTTGTTCAGGGGTATTCTCCCCTTATATACTGCAGCCTCTTCTCCTTCTTTATCCATACAGGTAAAAGCAGAGTAGTCTGTACCTCTACCAGTAGCACAGTCACCACCGATAAAGTATTCTTTGTTCGGGTCAGGTTCATTGAACTCTTTATACTGACCTTTGAGACGAGTGTTGATAACAGGATAGTCGAATAAGCATTCTTCTATAGCCTTGATATCAGCTAAGTCGAATACTGTATTACCAGATGATAAGAAGTCACCATCTATCTCCTGAGCAGTTCTCTTGGGTCCAAGAGCAGCAGACATCTCTTCATACCACTTCTCATCCCGGTCTGGGTGCATCTGCCAATATAATCGTATAGGGTTAAACGGATTACCCCCAGATATAGCATCTACCCAAGTACCGTGAAAAAAGTTCCCTACACCATAAGGTGTGTTATGAGACACGTAGTCTTCATTAATGAGGTAAGATTCATCGTTTTCAACGCAAATGTCATAAATGGTATCGTAATACTTTCTAACTACTTTCAGCTTAGAAAGATAGATACTTGTACCACGTTTACCAGATACAATACGTTGAATATAAGACTTATTCAGTTTAACCTCAAACTTATTCTCAATCTCCTGAGATATCTTCTCCAACACTCCATAGTAGTAACCAAGTTCCTGATAACGGTATCTTATGTAAGCCACCACTCTTAAGTCGTAGTTGAATCCTCCTTTTAGTTTAGACCCAAGCTTCATTCCATAAGAATGTTTCGCAGCTTTTTGACCGTTCTCAGCTACTGTAACTATCTGGAGATTGGTTACATAATTGTCTGAAGGATTGTTGTTAATGTGGTCAACTACACACCCATCTGGAATTTCTCCTAAGAATACTTTAGCTACCAAATTGTGGACACATATCTTTTTCTTTTGACCATTATTCCACAACCTTATATTTAGGTATCTCTCCCTATTATTACAAGGTCTTGGTAACTTCTCTACCCTCGTCCCATTCTTTACAATGAAGATTCTTCCCCAGTTGGAGACTTCATAGTTTGGATAACCAGGTATGGGTTTGCATATCTCTTTCTTGGGTTTTACGGTTACTGGATTCTGCTCCAGACCGCTTATACCAGTATGATAGAAGATAGCAGGTATATCTCGTTCGATTATCTCTGAAACAGGTAACCAACCTTCTAGAGTATACAGCTTATGTTTTGGAGTACACTTAATAACCCTACCTTGTTCATTGTGAACTTCCCAAGTTTTCAGTACACCTTTATTTACAGAACCAAGTACTCTCTGCCACTTTCCAGTATGTGATAATACTCTCAGTCCAAGATGTGATATATCCATCTTACCAAAGGTCTTAGGACATATAGAATCAACTCTGAAAGGTCCATCTTTACCTATTATCTGAGTGTCACCCGTGATACATGAGTTTACTATAGCCGCACCACCGGTCGATAGAGTAGGGAAAGCTGATGCCCAGATAGTTGAAGCCCATCTTACGATTGCTGCTTCATCAATCACCAACAACGACAAAGATTCAGAACGACCAGCTTGGTCAGAGGTTGGAATAGATTCTATTACAGAACCATTTGCAAACTCTATAGTTGATACAGAACCGAACTCCCCTGCACGACCGTTTATGATAGGCTCTTGCAGATATGAAGGAAGATTCTTGTACATGAACTTAATCTTCTTTAGTACCTTCTTTGCTACGGTGTCCTTGATTGAGATAATGTTTATCTTCTTGTTAGGATGATACATTGCTAACCAAAGACAGTAGAGGGAGATTAGCTCAGTAATACCAGCCTGACGAAACTTTAGGATGATATTGAACCTGTTGAGCATGAATTGGTATAGCACTGCCTTCTGAAAAGGGTAGAGCAAGAACTTTACCATGCCCAACACTGGATTTATCACGTAGCAGAAAGTAGAAAAGAAGAACGGGTCTTTCATCACCCGAACCAGAATTTTAAGCTGTTCAGGTGTAATACTCGCATCTTCAACTAATGTCTTCTTTCTTGCCATGTCAGAAATTGTATGAAATTCTTAAGTAAGGGTCGAGACCTAAATTATCCCGAAGCTTAGGATAATAGTTGATATTCAACCCGGCTTCATAATTAAATTTACTGGTATTGTATTTCAAGCCAAAATCCAAATCATGGAAGTTATGTACTGGTCGTAGGGTATACTGAACTACTGGATTAAATCTTTTTAGGAAGGATGTTTTCTTGTAAGTTAATTTACTATCCAGGTAGTTGTATTGATAACGAGAATAGTTTACCGAATACTCCTCAGTAATAAGCTTACAATCGGTATTAAATGTAGTGATAGATAGCTTATCACCACCAGATAGTATCTGCAGTAGTTTTGGAGCTTGTGGATAGTTAGTTAAGAACAACTCATTGT